TGCGGCGGTCAGTGATGTAGATGGCGATACGGCAGCGGATCTTGATGCTACGCATGTCGCTGATGGACATATTGATGCCGTGACCGATGCTGTCATTGCAGCCGTAGCGGAGGCTACAGTTGTGGATGCCGATGACTTACGTGCTGATGTTGTTGCGCGCTTGAAGGAGTAACACATGCTTATCAGCTCGGGATGAAAAGTCTGTGCCGTTGGAGCGTGGAATGTGTGCGTGAAGTTTGCCTTGCAGTAGTCATTGTGGGCGCGATTGGACTGGTTATCGTCTTAAATGTTTTGGATCGGATGGTGCGAGAACCATCGCCTAAGAGGAGAACATGATGGGAATACCGTGGAGAAGAATTGGTGGGGTGTTAAAAGGACTCGTGCCGTTTGTGCCCTTGATTGGAGGGCCAGCGGGTGCGATTCTCAGGGCCGTGTCCACCTCGATTCAGATTGTCGAGGATGTAGTTATTGACCAACCGAGTGCCACGAAACGCCAACGAGCGATTGACTTGACGGGCACGATTCTGACGATTGCGGAAGATGCGGCCAATCGCGATCTGCTAAACAATGAAGCCCTCACTGATGCAGTTGGGGCGGTCATTGATGCCGAGGTGGCATTACGCAATGCCCATGCGAAACTGGCTGCGTTAGTGGAGGATGTGCGGGGCGAACCAACAGCAGACTAATGGCCTATCCGATTCAGACCCAGACGTTCACAGTCTTTCTTGGTACGCAGGAGGGGATTCATTCGGTAGCGTTGCCCTCAATCTATTCCTCTAGTGGCAGCCGGAATCTGTGGATTGACAAGCTGGGCCGAGCCAAGAAAATTCATGGCTACAGTAAGCAGAATAGTTCTGCGGTTACAACAAACACTGGAGCGGCGGCAACACGTTTGCGTGCGCTCCGCGCCTATCGACAGACGGGCTCAAGTTTTACCCGACAGCTGATTGGGGTGTTTGAAGCTGCCGCTAATGAATACGAGTTGTGGTATAGCACCAATGATGGGGCTGCCTGGACGTTTATTGTGGATTTGGGCAGTGGATCTATTGGGTCGATTCCTGACTTTGCCCAAGTAGACAATAGCCTGTTCTTTGCTAATGGGGTGGTTGCCCCACGAGTATGGAACGGATCGTCCTTAGCGACAGCAGGGGCGAGTGGCAAGTCTCCAACAATTACAGCAGCCGTGAATACGGCAGCGGGTCAGTTGAACGGCTCCTATACGTGGAAGATGGTGAGTGTGGATGCAGCCGAAGTACGGTCGGCTGGTAGTGTGACTTCCAATGTCATTCAACACCAGGATGAACAAGCCAATCTCTCCTGGACCGCAGACTCTGATACAGACATCACGGGGTATGAACTCTACCGTACTACAGGTACGGGGGCGCACTATTACTTTGTGACATTTATTGATGGGCGCACCACGACCAGTTATACCGACAATGCGTCTGACTTGGACATTCTTGAGCATCGCTTAATTGAAGAGCATGGTGATGCCCCAGCCACGGGGAGTTACTTCTGTGAACCGCACAAACAACGACTCTGGTGGGGACGCACCGACACCAATCCTCGGCGTGTCTTTTGGTCCGATCCAGGGAAGCCCGATCAGGTGGGAGCAAATAACTATCTCGATTTTACGGATCAGACTGCCGTTGGAGATGTGGTCACAGGAATGGTGGGGGACTTCGAGGGTATGTTGGTCGTGTTCCTTGAACGATCCATCTGGACCGTCAGTGGTACAGGGCAAGTAGTCTCAGACATCATGGATTGGGTGCGCACGAAATCGAATGCCGTCATTGGGGCGGTAGCGCAGAAGTCCATCGTCCCGATCCCAGCCGGGGCGGTGTACACCGATGCGTCGGGGAATCAGGTTACAACAACGAAGGTCATGCAAGCCTACTTCACCCCGCTTGGAGACATCCGCCTCTTTGACGGGAACAACGACATCATCATCAGCACGCCCGTGAAGGAAACGCTCAAGACCTTTCTGTATGCCCAGATTAAGAAGATTCATGCCGTGCATGACATTGAAAACGGGCATGTCGTCTGGTTCTGGCCCGGGCCTACCCCTTCTGGTGAACAGGCAGAGTGTAATCAAGCAGTGGTCTGGAACTATCGGTGGGGCGTGTGGTATGTGTGGCCGGATATGCCGATGGCTGCGTCCACAACAGTCGAAACATCGACGGATACGCAGGTGATTCTGACAGGCGAAGCCCAGACGGGGAAGGGGGGCTTCTGTTATGAATTCTTTGATGGGGACAACTTTGACGGGTCGAACATTCCTGCGCGCTGGATTACGAAAGTGATCTACGGCACGGATAATTCCTGGAATGTGCGTGAACCGCAGAAGATGATGCCATTTGTGAAACGCTTTCGCTGGCTGGATCTTGTGGCAGAGGCGGAGTCAGATGTCACCTTGACCGTTGAATGGATGAGTGGCAGTTCATCGGATGAATCCGTCGCACGTGGCGGAGCCAGTAAATCGCTGGAGCCGATTGGCCTGCAGTTAATTACCGATGACGGGAACGGCATTGAGACTGATGATGGCAGCAACATCACAATCCCGTTTGATTCCGTGCAGACCATTATCAACATGGAAGGCACGAATGGAGACTTTATTCAGGATGTCGGCTGTCGTATTCGCATCAGTGATGATGCGGCGAATGGCAGCTGGAGTCTCGAAGGGATGACGTTAGGGTTTCAGGTGTTGCCTGGAGCCACGAGACGGTTGCAGTAATGGCTCGGTCTAACATTTCCCTCGACTTTCCGACCCCTGACTTTGCGCGGATACGGGAAGAATCAGGTTCCGTCACAGAACGAGCGCTACGGTCCCTGTACTTTTCATCCCTCGATACGCGCCGGAGATTACAACGGATTCAACAGGAGTTAGCATGGCAAAGCACAACATTTCTCGCCGGGAATTTCACGGCAAATTCGGGCACATGGACAGTCGCAAGTGCCGACCAAAAGCAATATCAATTTATCAAAATAGGCCGCTTTTTAGTGGTGAACTTTTTTCTGGAGGACACGACCACGGGATCAGGGATGGGGAATCAACTTCAGATTCAACTCCCGAAGGGGATGAAAGCCGCAGCAACAACCTACACCGGACCTCTCACCGTACGCGGGTCCGTTGATACGGAGGGCTATATTACGACGGGCGGGACAGACAAGCTTTATTGCTTTCGTACCGACCATGCGTCGTGGCCGTCGAGTATCACAAATAATGTAGATTTGCGCGGGATGATTACCCTTGCGGTGACGGGGTGATATACTCGAAATGCCTGAATTTACACTTCGGCCTTTTGGCGAGAAAGATGGAGCGCATCTCCTGCATTGGTACAAGACTGATGCCGCAGGATTGCAAGCGCTGTTTGGCCCACAGACGGTATTAACAGAAGACTATGAATGCATTGCCGCTTTTAACAACTTATTTGAGGCTGTTCGACGAGGCCATGCACTCTTTTGGATGGTTGATCAGGGGACCGATCCGTTGGGATTTTTTACCTTGACGCATATTCCCCCAGATCGATCAACTGCAATGGCGCATATCTACATTGAAGCTGCGAAACGGAAGCATAGCATAAAAGCCGCCCAAGCGATTGACGACACCTTGAGTGCAGCAATGGCGAGTGCGGGGATGTCGCGTGTCTTTGCCTCGGTGACAGGTGGAGAAGGTGCGCTGCATCTGGCGAAACGTATTGGGTTCAAACCGCCAGAGGCGGTGTTATTGACCAAGACACTTGGGATGAACGGAGACTAAGCATGGGAATGGGAGCGGAATTTTGGTTGCCTGCTTTAATCAGTGCAGGTGCAACTGCGGGCTCCAATGCCCTCTTCGGCGGCGTTGAGGATCCGAAGACACTTGCTTCGTTTGCCCGACAGCCAGGAGATTTTCTTGACCCTCGCCTGCAGCTTGAGCAGAACATGCGTGACCGCGCACAGCTGCAAGCTATCATGGCAGGCCGCGCAGCTGCGCCTTTGGATATTCCTGGGGCATTTGTACAGCCGTTAGGTGTACGGGCTGGCGGGGGAATGGCTGGACCGATTGGCGTAACAGCCCAGGATCCAGCTCTCTTTAATCCCCAACAATTCTTGTATCGTCCTGGCGCACAGTTTGCGCAGCCAGATTTTCATGATCCCGCGTTTCAGTCATGGAAAGGCGAATACAAGCCAGGGATGCCACCTTTGAGGTATGGTGCGAATGAGTTGGACATTGGCGGCACTCGATCTGGCGCGCCCCTGTCTTCACAACGCTGGTTTGGGGGAGAGTATGCCCCACGCTACACATCATATGACCCAGGCCTCCCTTTGACTCCGCCCTATGCGTCCGGGCCTGTCAAGGATGAACGTGATATCGCTGACCGCTTCCGGGGTTTAGATCAGCCTGGTGTGGTAGGGACCCCCACGGTAGGCGGAGGCATTCCACAACTGATGGCGAATCTTGAGCTGTTAGGTGTGCGGGAAGATGGGACAGGCACGCTCCGCATGGATGATGATGCCGTCGGGGCTGTTGCTAATCCTGACCTCTTTCAAGGCAGTGTTCCAATGAATCCCCGTGGGGGAGTTCCAGCGAGTGAGGTAGCTGGAGCCCCGACGTTTGCCCCAGCACCAGCTCCACTCTTGGCACAGTACAGCCCGAAGAAACCTCGACGGCCGAGAAGGCCTCCTAATCGCACACCCCAAGAAGATTCGGGAGTTGGCCTCGATAATTCTGACTTAAATGGTGAGTACCTTAATCAATAACTATAGGATGCAGTAATGGCAAACGGCTGGAAAGAGAAATATCCCGTACAGCAACACGAAGAGATTGGCAGTTTTCTTGCAGCCAATCCAGGAGATGAAGCGCGCATTGGAACGGCTCTTGATTTAGCCCCTTGGGAAGGGAACTCAACAGGCGATACCAGTACCATTCCTGGCGAAATTCCAAGTGCGTTGCCGGATACAGAGTATGGGCTGGCCTTTCGGCCTGTTGATCTGGACCCCGCATATCATGGGTACACAGATCAGGAGTATTTCCAGAAGGTGGATCCCAGCTATCCAGCCTGGCCGACAGAAGGCTTTGAAGATTTTCAGGTTGCAGATCGTACCCCAGGTATCTTGGGTGCATTAACAGAGCAAGGCTATACCACAGGACTTGATCCTGCAGATACAGCAATGGCAGGCATGCCGGATTACAACATCTATGCTCCTGACTCCCCAGAGACACCCTTGGCATATGCCTTGCGGGCATACGGTACACCGCCTCCACCTCCGCCTGCGCCAGATGACGAAGACTTAGAGGTTGGCGAGGTCCGTCAACCAGAGGCTGGAAAGTTTCCCTTATTCGATCCCGTCGGCGCAATAGACCCAGAGACAGGCAACATTCAAGAACCTGTGCAGACATTGGATTATCCCTATACGCCCCCACAGATGCAGACTATCGGCACGACTAATTGGGGAGATGACCCCATCTCTCAAGTGATTAATGCTGGCCTGCGTCGGATGGGGGAAGAAGGGGGTATTGTCCCCACTGACCTCGCCTTCCAGACCGAAGATGCTCTCTCACAGATTATGGGTGCTGGTGGAGGTGGTGGTGCTGCTCCTACCCCCTTAGGTTGGGATGTCCAGAATGAAATCCAAGACCTCATCTCCAATTACGGCGTTGTGCCGAGAGATAGGCAGCGGGAAGGGATGGAGTTTGAGCAGATGCGGTCCCCGATTGATGCCATGCGCCGTGCGCAGTTGGCCCAGGGACAAGCTGCCATGGCTTCGAGGAATATCTTAGGACAAGGACCCGAAGTTGCGTTCATGGAGGGGTTGGAAGAACGCTTAGCCCCCCAATACGCCGCTGCCGGACAACAATTAGCCTTAGCGGAGATGGATCGGGCAGACCAACGCTATCAACAAGCCCTTACTGCTGGGATGAATGTGGGAGAAGCCCAAGCCCAGCGACGGGAAGGCCGTTTGAGTGGCGCGTTACAGCTTGCCACGGGCATGTCGAACCAGCAGGCACAGAACATGCTCCAAACTGCCGCAACTTGGACTGATCGTCAGCAGATGTTAACAGAGACAGCGTTAGGTGCGCTGGATCGAGACATCCTCTGGAGCAAGTTCCTGGCCGAATATGGTTTAGAGCGTGAAAAGTTTATTGAGATGGTCCAAAGTGGCCGCTTAAAGGATCTCCTTCCTTTGATAACAACCTATCTTGATCAGGTGCGCACCGCAGCGGGAGGAACAGTACCCTATGATGTTTTTGACTAACACAGGAGTTATCTATGCCAATGCAGCGTGATCCACGCACAGGACAAACTATTCGACTGCCCTATCCAGGTGAGCCTGGGTATCAAGGCCCTGATACACGGGGCGGAGGGATTGGGTACACCCCACCTGGAGCCCCCCTGAGCAGCCCAAATGTACGGCGGCCTGCCCTTGGGGGTGGTCCTGCCGGAGCGGGAGGTTCAGTGCGGAGGCGTACAGCGAGAGGGGCAGCTGCACCCAAGATGCCGATGATGGGAGGTGGGCAGATTGCCCCAGCGCAGAGTGCGTTGAATCAGCGTGCACAGGCCGGACCGCCGATGGAGGATTTAGGGAACTTTGGCGCGTTAGGTGCAGTAGCAGGGATTGGGGAAACCGGAGCGGTGAACCCCCAGAGTGTATTGAATCGCCCACGGCGGCGGCGGGGAGGTTTCTAATGGCTACGCGAGTTAATCGTTTTGGGGGGATGACAGAAACCCCTAGGAAGAAACAAGGCGCTGGCGGTCGATTCTTAGAGGGCTTATTACAGCAGACTAGCAATTTCTCAAGTGGCTTGGCTGCAGCAGAGATTGCTAAAAAGTATATGGGGCCTGGAGGAGCGAACACCCCAGAGGCGTGCATCATCCTTAATTTGCAAGATCCAGATAACACTTGGCAGTGGCAGAACGGAACATGTACGTTGATGCCTCGTGATCCATTTGTCGGGCCTCCAGCGGGAGTGCCAAAAGTGGGAGGGCTCTAGCCTTATCATGGGAGTTACTCGACCACGCCAACCTCGTGCCGCTGCCCCGTCAGCACTTGACAGGATTATGCAGCAGTTGCCGTATCTAATGCAGCAGCGTGCTTATGCCCAACAATCAGCACAGCAGTCACAGGCAGCGAACCTGCAACGGCAATTAGAGTCTGAACGTGTGCCCCTTGAAGCACGCATGCAGGGGCTCCGAAAGAATCTGCATGCGGATCAAGCCCAGGCAGAGCAGGCACTTGCGTTATGGCGAAAACTCTACCCTAGATCAGCCGCAGCAGGTCAGTTAAACTTTCCAGACGTGTCTGCGTTGCTTGCGACGGATGAAGAGAAGGCACAGCAGTATCTTGCGGGGAGCCGGGCAGCTGCTAAAAGGGCTGATGTCGGCCCAGGGTCATTTGAGCGCAGGCTGCAGAATGTTGGCTTGGGGGGCCAGCTGTATAAGACACCGCCCCTTCCATCGAAGCAATTAATGCAGCAAAACATTGAGGGTCGTCCTGGATTTTCCAGTACAGCGGCTACGCTGCCAAATGTTCCTGGAGTTAGAGGTCGGAATATTCGGGAGGCCTTAGCACAACCTGGGACACCACGTCTCCCAGAAGAGCCATCCATTGAGCGGCGAGAGTTAGAGCCCCTCGAACCCTTTGATCCCGAGGTACCACTTCCTCCGCCCTTGCAGAAGACAACGCCTCCAGGGACGGAGGCTCCGTTAGCTCCTACTGATTCGAGGCAGGACCAGGTTTGGCAGGATATGCCTCAACCGCCTCCAGAGTACACTGACATTGCCACTCGACTCATGCAAGCAGACGTAGATCGGTACGATCATTTGTTGGACCTGCAAGCAGAAGAGCGTGGAAATAAGGAGTACGAGGAGAGATTGAAGCGGGAGACATATGCCATGGAGCAAGCCATCCTCTATTCGCGCAATCTCTCAGAGAAAGAATACGATGCACTGGTAGCTGCGCAGGCTGCTCAACGTAAGGCTGATGAGACTAACTATGCTGCAGCGACTAAAGGCACGGATGCGGAGGTTCAAAACTGGTTTGAGGCTTTTGAGGATACTCCCTTGAAGCAGGCTATGGAACTCATGCTCCCCAATGGGCAGACATTCTGGCTACCTGCAGGGTGGAGAGGAATATTCGGCCAAAATAAGGCGGGAGTTGTTGTTGCGTTCCGTCCTGTTGCCGAGCTGTCAAAAGTAGACATAGACTTATTAGTATCAGGGATGGGGGAAGATGCATTTCCGGAACAGACTTGGGACAGAATGCAGCGGTCTGCATATCTTCCCCCGGGTTTCACCGAAGCTTTTGCCCTGGCAGAACAGGCCACTACAATAATCCCAATAGTACCTGGGAGTCTGAGGCCTGCCTCTCCCCCAGCAGCAACCGCCTTAGAAGCTTATCGTCAGCTCATGTCTGATCCTGTCAGGCAGGAGCAACTCATGGAAGGCTATGAATTAATAAACGAGCTAATGCAGCCGCCTCTCCGGGACCTTAATCCTTGGAGGCAGCCGTAGCCCCCATGGCTCAAGGCATTGTTAGACGCGGCGTGCGTGTTCGTGAAGGTCAGGTGGCTCAACAGCAGAGGCAGGAGCAGCAGGATGCGTTAAAGGCCCTGCAGTACGTGCAGGAAGTTGTGCAGGCCTCCGAAGATCCAGACCTTCTCGAAGTCAGCGATCTCTTAGAGTTAACGGAAGCGGCTATTCAAGACGGACATCCAGGCGCAATTAAGGCAGCCTTGGAATTACGGGACAAATCCTCTCAGTCTGTGCGGAAGGCTGGGGTTTCCCCGTCAGGGATGGTATTGAGAGGGTGGGGTGATCTTACCGCTGAAAAAGAAGGCATTCCCAAGCAGCTCTCGCAGGCTGCGTCTGTTATTGACATTGCCTCCATCGTTACAGAGCTTCCCCGCTTACTAAATTGGACAGCGAGGCGTTCTCTCCCCCTGTTGAAACAAGCGGGACCAGCGATCTTACGGTGGGGGGCAAAGAAGGCAGCACTGGCAGGAGCTGGAACTTTCTTCGGTCCGGTTGGCACGGTGGCTGCCCCCGCTGCCAGTCTCGGTTGGGACGCATACAAGCTTGCCAAGTGGGTAAAAAGAAGCTGGAAAGCTCGCGGCAGTCCAAGGCCTGTTGACCCTGCAAGGGCAAGGTATCTTGCAAGCCGCGTCACACAAAACGCGCAGCGCCTGAGTAATCAGGTGGGCCGACCCTTAGAGATTATAGGGGGCACACTACATACTGCGGCTGGTTTCGGGAGTGGTGATCCGTGGGAGACAGGGCTTGGGGTAGCACAAACTGTCGTTCCTGGCTCGACTTACGCTATGCCAAGGTTTATGCGCTGGCTTGGGCAAGGAGCAAAAGTTGCAGAGTCTGACGCTCCTGCGAAATTAGTGCGGACAGGTCGCGCAAAACAGCCGCAAGTCGAGTCTGTTCCATCAGCTGCCGGAGAGCCGTCACTCGACCCACGGCAAGTTAAGTGGCTTAAGAAGAACAAGGGTAGACTGCTCCTAGGGGGCGAGCGAGAGGGTCTTTCCCCGGAGCAGATTAATCAGATAACAGTCGAAGCTTTTGGTGGGAATGAGAGGGCACAGCAGATAGTGGCTGCCCTTTACGAGGGTGGCGCATCAAGCATCGGGAAGGGTGCGAAGCCTGTGACACAGGCAGGCAAGACTGCACCGTCTTTGCAACAGATTCCCGAAGGCAGGTCGAAAGCCGGGAAACTTTTTTGGCAGAGTGTAGCAGCGGAAACGCCCCCCGATAAAGTGAAACTCTTAAAGCGGAGGCGAAGCCAAGGAAGGCTCAAGCCAGCAGACAGAGCGTATCTTGCAAGATTCGCGGAGGAGGCTACTGATGCGCCTCAGGCAGTCAAGGTTGATGCGCCAGGGACAGGCACGCTAGATCGGCTTGATCTCGATCAGGTGTTTCGCCCAGCATCCACGCCCCCGATGTCGGCAGAGGAGTTTACGCGGCTGCAAAAAGGCACTCGGCTGAGTCTGCGGGATCGTGTGGCGCTGGACGCACAGATTGCGCAAGGGGATGATGTTACAAGCTCAGCGTTGAAGGAAGGCGAAGTTTCAGCGCAACGTATGACGGGAGGTCCACGGGGATTCCCCCGGCAAGTTTCTACTGAACGCTCTAACCAGACGGACGCTGGTTATAGTCTATGGCATCAGCGCATCAAAGATGACCTCCCGATATGGAAGGCTGGGTTGGAAGGGCGGGGCTATGAGGAGGCTGATATTGAGCGCTTTCTCAGCTCAACCTATGCTTTACACGCAGGTAAATATGCAGATCCGCAGAAGGCCAAGACAGTATTTATTAAGTGGCTGGGAGATCAGCGCAAACTCTTAGACTCACGGGCAGCCCGAATGGCAGACCCGAGCAAGTACATGATGCAGCAGCTGCGGAAGAACCCTGCCAAGTTTGAGCGCATCATGGGGCAGGTACGGAGCCGGATGGAAAAGATCATGGGAAACATCCGGGTAATGTCCCCTGAGTACCGTGCGCAATCGGGGGCCGTTAAAAAATTCCCAACGCCAGAAGCGTATCAAGACCTGCCGCATACCTATGAGCCACGTGCCACCAAGAGAATCCTTGATCAGCTCTTAGCTCCAGCGACAGGGGCGAAGCCCTTTAAGGATCCTACTGCGAACTTAATGTTCCGCATGGTCTATCTTGCGGAGGATTTAGCTGACAGTAGGCTCCAGATGCGGATGTTGAGTGGGATAAACCCTAAGCTTGTCGAGTTCAACGGTTACAACCCGAGGAAATTTACCCCTCGGACGGCTGCCCACCCCTTAGGCTTGAATGAATTGCTGCCTTCTACGCCAGGAGAGCCCAAAAATATAGCAGCACTAGGTGAGCAAATACAGCGTCAAGTAGAAGACATGCTGGGTGCGCGGATGAAACAACTCGTATTCCAGCCTGGGCGAGCGGAAACAGGCATGCGTACTGGCGCACTTACTAGGCCTGAGGCCGTTAAAGGGTCAACAGGGGCAGGTACGATCCCCACCCGCAGAGGGAGGTTCTATTTCGAGGGACAACAGGTTCCTCACAGCAAAGCCTATCTAACTGACCAACCGTTTACAGAATTGCCAGACCTCAGCCCAAAGACAATACAGGCCCTAGAAGCCCAAGTTGAGGAGTCGCTGAAGTTATATGCACACCTGAATGCGGCTACTCAAAACGTCAATGATGGAGCGATTTCCATTTATATGCTGGGAGGACTTGATCCGGACGTGATTGCGAAGCTGGGTGTGAAGGCTATCACTTCCCCTCTAGGTGGAATCTTTGGCTTTCAAGCAGGCGAGGAGTGGGGGAAGGAAAAAGGCTATGGTCCTGCAGGACAACGCGCAACAGGCCTCTTCGGAACAGGTGTTGGTGCGGCTACAGGCTTTATGGCTCCTACTTTGCTTAAGGGGGTTTTCAAGCGTGGTGCGCCCCTGCCTGTAAAACTCCAGAGCCTCATTCGATATGATCTCTTAACGAATCCAGCCTCCCCATTCAAAGCTATCTTGGGTGCGCACTCTGGGGGGTATCTACAAGGGCTGGAACGATTGCTACAGGGAACCAGTGAGCTGGTGACGGCTACAACGCGAGGGATGTTTGGGCGGAAGAATCCCGCCCTTAGGCGGAAAGCCCATACACATCTTGCGCAGGGACAGGGCATCATCAAGGGTGTTAACCAGCTCGAAAAAGATTTCTTTACCAATCCAAATTCATCGATGGCGCAGGCGTTTTCCATCGACCCAAGCACGTCAGAGGGCATGGCAGCCCTAACTAACAGGTTGGCGGCGGCTGGTATTGATGAAACCGCTGATGCTTATCTTGCGCATGAACGCATAGGAGGAAGCTTTACCAATAATTGGCTAGGCAAAGCATTCAGGATGGGTGATGTTCCTATCATTGAAGTCTTGATGAAACATGGGGTGGACTTTGAGGATGCACGACGTACCACCTTAACAGGGAGGATGAGGACCAAAACTGGGCAGGCTGTCTATGACTGGCTAGGAGGCAATCGTGCGGCTGTCCTTGAAAGTACCGTGCAAAGTCTCAGAAAGCAGCCGAATCAGACCCCAGCTGTGAAGGCCCAGATAAGGGACATCCAGGAACAACTTCCTGCAAAGCGTTGGGTGGATTTGGCAGCAACAACTGTTTCTCCCATCGTGCGTGTAGGGTTGCATGGAGCTGAGCAAGGCTTGCGTTATACCGCTGCCCCAGCCATGCGCTTACTAGGGTCTAAAGCCAAGTGGCTTGACGATTTGGCTCCTCAAGGTGATGTTCATGGAAACATTGCCCGGTTAGGTCTGGGTGCTGGCAGTACTGGCGTTGGCGCTTTTATGGGGGCGCATGGCGATCCGCGTATAGAGGACATGGGACTAGCAGCTCTGGGCCCCCTCATGGTTCCGGGGGCTTTAGGGTATGGGATGGGACAGGCGTACCGAAAAGGGGGAGATTTCCTGGAGGGTTTAGCGAGTGGAGCAACCTCAGTTTGGGATCAAATACAACCTGCATCGCCGGAGTTGTTTGACCCAGAAACCGCAGCAAGCCCGCTCCTGCAGAGGTACACTCCCGGCGGAGGCTTTTTAAAGTTTATCGCACGTGGGCTCGATCCCTGGGAGCGTTCTACATCCAAACAAGACTTCGCAGACTTAGTTGCCAGTGGCGAGATGTCTCAAGAGCGTGCGAATTGGATGCGACCCCTAGCCCCCATGCTAAAAAATATACCTTTCGTGCGTACTCAGCTCCCACGTCGCACCCCAACGATAGCCTCTGACCCTGCGACAGGCATGCCAGCGCTGCCTTCCACCCTAACGCCGTGGAATGCCATGAATCCGCCAGGTGCAGGGCCGATAATGCAGCCTGACCCACAGGCTGGGGCTGTGCAGTCAATAGAGCGCTTGCGTGAGCTTCAGGAGCACCCGTCGAGGCATGATTATCCATCTCGTGAGCCGTTACCCCTCCAGGATCTTCCTGGCCCTGTAGGGGAGGCCTTAGGGCGCGGGGTGAGGGCAGTTACTGAGCAGGTAGGCCAACTGCCCGAAGGCATCCGCGCTGCCGGGGACATGGCATACCAGATGATACAGAGATCCTTCGCACCAGGCGTACCGGAAAGCCGGACAATGGGTGCAGGTCGGGATGAAGTCATGCAACTGTTGGCAAAGGCTGGGATGTT